GGGGCCCCGGTGTAGGGCCCTTCGGGCCCTAGCCTACCTGGTAGTGCAAACGGCAGCCACTAAGGCGGCTGCCGTTTAGGGGCCCCTGCCTGCACCCCTTGTGTCGCAACAGGTCCCGCTGCGGCCAGGATGCCCCGCCCGCCCGCTGTGAGCCCCGCTGCCGCCCGAACGGGCGCAGGGGCAGGTGTAGCGCCTAGGCGGGGCTCAGAAGTACGTGATCACCTGGACGAAGCCGTCGCCGCCCCGGCCACCAGCCCCGCTGTTGAAGCCGTTCGTGGATGCCCCGCCGCCGCCCCCGCCGCCGCCGCGTATGCCGTTGCCACCGTTGCCACCGACCCCGGCGGTACCGCCGCCGCCGCCGCTGCCGCCGGTGCCGGGCACCAGCGGGAACGCGGGCGCTGCCTGCGTGGATGACGCACCGTCCACACCCGACACGCCGCCGGCACCACCCGCAACGGTGCCGGGGTAGTTCGCCAGGTCCAGACGAGTCATCGCCACGCCGCCGTTCGTGGCCGCGTTCGCGGCGCTCACCCCGCCGCCGCCGCCGCCGCCGCTAGCAGAATCCTTGATCGCGTATCCGGCGGTGGCTGGTGTCGACGCGCCGTTCGACCCGACCGCGCCAGGGTTGCTCCATGCCGATGCGCCGCCGCCGCCGCCGCCAGCTGTGCCGGTGCCACCTAGCGCACCGCCGCCGTTGAACGCCTTGAACACCGTGCCGAAGGTGCTGGGCCCGCCGTGGGCTGCCTGCACCCCGTCGGTGTTGTCCACGGTGACGGCCGGTGCACCGGCACCGCCGGCACCCACGACGACGGCCACAGTGGACGCGAGGTCGGGTGCGGCGAAGAACAGCGACACCATCGGTGCACCGCCACCGCCGCCGCCGCCGCCACGGATGCCACCGGCTGCGCCGCGTCGGCCGGCACCGCCGCCACCGCCGCCACCCTGCATCAGCACCTGGACGTAGCGGGCACCAGCCGGCTTCGTCCAGGTGTAGCTGCCGGGTGTGCTGTAGGTGTCGACCTGCGCGGGCAGCGGCGTGTACGTGGGCCCCGGCGGGCCAGTAGGGCCCGCAGGGCCCGCTGGACCAGGCGGGCCCTGCGTGCCGGCGAGCGCCACCGTCGCCTGCGCCAGCCCCGGTGTGGTGACGTTGACGGTGGGCGGCACGGTGGTGGTGTCCACTGTGGTCATCGCGTGACCTCCAGCGTCGGGCGCACTGCGCCATACACCAGGGTGCGGATCACGCCGCCGGCACTGGTGATCTGCACATCCCATGACGCGGCGGCGTTCAGCTTCGCCGCGTCCAGGGCCAGCAGGTGCATGTGGATGACGTTGCTGGACACGGTGCAGGCGAACTCTGCCAGCACTTCGGCGGCGGGTGGGCTGGTGCGTATCTGCGCCTTCGGTGTCTGGCCCGTGAGGTCCATCGGCTGCTCGTTCGCGTCGGTCACCGTCACGTCCAGGTAGATGTCGTCGCCCTGGTACACCACCAGGTCCACGGCGAGCGGTGTCAGATCGACGGTGGCGCGGGCCATGCCTACTCCGCGTCGGCGCTGTCGTGGCGGCTGAAGTGTTCGTGGCGGCGGGCGACGGACTCGCCGATCCGCTCATAGAACGGCACCAGCGACAGCTGCCCGTCCTTGTCGTGCACCGTCACCACGTCGACGCCGTTGGCGAGTCCATTCAGGATCGCCAGGCAGTCCACCAGGGCGTTGTTTTGGTTGGCGTCCATGTCCCCGTCTTCTCCGATCGCGTGTGGAGTCATCTGCTCCGCAGATGTGTCGTAGCCGGTGCCGGTGGCGCTGCAGTAGCCGGTGCCGTTGTGCCGCCCACTGATGTGCACGTGGTCGGTGTGCGGGTCGCTGCCGGTGTAGTCGCGGGGCTCCCAGCCATAGCTGCGGGACCTGATGGTGCGGTTGAAGATCACGTACTCCAGGTCGCCGCGTTCTGACATGCACCAGTCGACGACCTCTTGCCCCTTGTCCAGGTCCGAGTACGTCATCACGTCCAGGGCATGCACGATGTCTCGGCTGTCGCAGTTGTGATCCGACTGTCCACTCTGGTGCGACGTGTCGCCGATGGTGTACACCGTGGTGCCCGGCCACTTGTCGATGACGTGCTGCTTACGTACGGCCAGGTTGTGCGCTACCGACCAGCCCATGCCTACCCCCCGGCGACGTCGGTGATCTGCTGCCCGCACACGCCGCAGTACACGACCTGCGTGGCGGACTCCAGCCACACCGGCACCGGGTAGTCGGCGTTGTCGCAACCTTCGGTGTGGCAGGTGGCGGTGTACTGCGTGATCAGCCCACCTTCCTGCGGGTCTGTCTGCATAGGACTCTCCTATCCCTGCGCTGATGTCGGGGTCATCTGCAGGCACTGCAGCGCCACGTCGACGGTGGGGATGCTGGTGCCGGTGATGGCGCGCAGCACGAACGGCATGGACGCGGCGGTGGCCCCGGAGGTCCATCCGACGTTCAGGTTGGAGTCTTTGGCGGCACCCACCAGCACCGGCACCTGCGTGAACCTGTTGGCAGGGAACGTGACTGTCGCTGTGACGGTGGTGGCGGCGACACCGTTGACGGTCACGAACCCCGCCCACGTAGCGAACGGCACCAGCCGGCTAACACCAGCTGCGCCGCCGGACTTCATGAACAGCTGGCCATCGCGGCGGTAGTTCAGCTGCGCAGCCTCTGCGCCGTCTTCGTCGATCTGGAACGACGCGATGGTGCCCTGCCCGCCGCCGCCGCCGGATGCCTGCACCCGGTACTTCGCCGCCAGCACCACGCCGCCGTTGAGACGCGTCGCCCGCAGCACACGCTCTGTACCCGACGTCGGGTCGCCCACCGTCACGTCGTTCGCAATGTTCAGTGCTGCAGCCCGCCCGGCGAGCAGGTCGTCCACTTTGGTCGCCAGCGACTGCCAGTACTCCCACGTGCGGGTGTGGTCGCCGGACTCCGGGTAGCTGATGCCGTAGGTGGTGGTGGTCTTCACGCGATCCTCCCCATGACGTAGTTGCCTGCCTTCGTCACCAGCACCAGCACGCGCTGCCCGCCGCTGTAGGTGGCACCCACCAGCGGCACCGCTGTCGCCTGCGTGCCGCCGGGGTCCAGGGCCACGATGCAGGGCGTGCCGCCGGACACGACGGTCGCGGTGAAGTGGCGGTCGGCGGGTGGCGGCTGCCGGCGGTTGGCTACCTGCGTCGCGGTGGGCATCACACACCACCTGCCCTTTCGCCTTCGATGACACCGGCCGGCACCATGGCGATGCCGATGGTCATGGGAGCTTCACCAGGGGTCAACGGAACGTCCAGTGTGGAGACTCGCCCGGTGTAGCGGTCGCCGTCCTTGGTGTAGATGCGGGCCACGTCGCCTAGCTGCACCGACGGGTCGGGGACCATGGTGGCGGTCTCTGCCCGCCCGGCAGTGGCGAAGGTGACCAGCAGGCTGTTCGCGGATGCCTGCGCCTGCGGGGTGGTGGTGATCAGGTCACTGGCGAAGAACCGGGTGACTCTCCCATATGGACCGCTGACGCGAATGGGTGACGTGGCGGCGGTGATGGATGCTTCGGCGTGCGGGCCAGCTGTGCCGTCGTCGCCTGCCTTCCCATCCACGACCATCACGTTGTACAGCGCACCGCGTTCGCCCTGGCGGGCCCGCGTGACCACCACACCCGCCGCACCGTCATTGAGGATCACGTCGGCGGGAGTGGTGTCGTTAACCAGCGGGTACACCGGGGCGGGGCACACCGCGCCCGCGTCGTTGACATACCAGCGTGCCGGCCACGCGTCGCACAGGTCTTGCAGCGCCTTGTCGCGGTCGCGGTCGTACACCAGCGACGTGTTACCGATGGCGCGGTTGGCGGGTGCACCCGTCAGGTCCACCGGCAGGATGCCCGCCACCAGCCGGGTGAACTCACTGTGGAATGTGGAGGATGCCGGCGGCGAGTCCGGCTTGGTCAGCCGGTCATCCTGCAGCAGCTGCGCCAGATCGACTGCCTCGACCTCCACCGTGCCGCCGGCTTCGTCGCGCTGCCACTTCGTGATCAGGTACCAGCCATGGTCCAGCAGTTCGGTCCCGCCGTTCGGGTAGCCGATGCCGGTGGCCACGTGCAGCCGCTGCCCGTACACGCCCAGCGGGTGCAGCGGCTGCCCGGCAGGGTCCCACCGCCGGGTTGAGTCGCGGGCGGGTACAGAGATGGTCAGCCGACGCTTGACCACACCGGAGTCGTCGTACTGGATGCGCCCGGACACGATGGGCACCTGCGTGGCCAGCACCTGCCCGTCCAGATACGAGTCCACACGCGACAGCAGCGGATGCGTGTACGGCACCAGGGTGCGCCAGCTGGCCGACACGGTGCGCATCAGCCGGTCTCAATCTGCGACAGCGCCAGCAGTGTCGGGCGCAGCAGCTGCAGGTCCAGCAGGGTCTGCACGCCGCCGTAGACGGCCAGCCCGCCGAGCGTGGCGGCGAGCGGCAGTGCGGTCGCGGGCAGCGCCGCGATCTCCTGAACGTCCACTGTGACCAGTCGCCGCTGGTCGCCGCCCTGGTCGCTGTAGCGCTGCTCATCCACGTCGCCCACCAGGGCAGTGCAGCTGGCGATGCTGCTGCCCGGCTGCGTGCGCAGCACCACCACGCCCTGCCCGCACAGCAGCGCCACCAGCTGCCCCGTGTACGCGTCGCTGCGGCTGATCAGGGTCCAGGTGCCGGCGGGTGTGCGGTACGCGTCGGTGAGCCCCACGGGGTCGGGGCGGTCCAGCACGTCCAGCAGCGCCTGCCGGGCTGCGCGCTTACGCGACGGCCAGGTGCTGATCTCGACCTGCAGGGTGGTGCCGGCGGCGGGGTCGGTCAGCCAGCAGCCGGCGGTGCCGTCGATGCTGACGACCGCACTGTCCACGTAGGTGGTGCTGGCCGCGTAGGTGACGGCCAGGCTGTAGGTGACGGGCACGCCCAGGGGTGCCGTGTCGTCCACGATGGACATAGCGGACTGGCCAGCCGCGCCCACGTACACCTTGACCGACTCAGCGGGCGCGTTGCGGGTGATACTCCAGCCCAGCACCTGCGCGGCGTTGTCCATCACCACGTCCAGGCGCACGTGCGGCAGCGGGGTGGCGGCGGTGACGGCGGCGGTGATGCTGGTCATGCCCACGCACCTGCCGCCAGCCGGGCACCCTCGGCGTCCAGCCGGCTGGTGATGAGGCGATCCACGTAGCCGCCCACCCGTTTGCCATCCAGGATGACGTTCACCACGATCGGCGCAGCGGACTGTCGGGACTGGACGGTGGTGGTGGTGGTGGCGCGGGCACCGCGTGCGGTGGCAACCGGTGCGGCCACTGCCGGGGCGGCGGTGGCGCGGATGCCGATCTTGCCCAGCAGCCCGGACACAGCAGAGGGGATGCTGATCTTCTTCAGCCACGAGATGACGTTCTGGATGGCACCCACGAACCTGTCGAAGATTCCTTTGATGGTTGTCCATGCATTGCTGATCGCGTTCTTGATCGCGGTCCACACACCAGCGATGACGTTGCGCATCGTCTGCGCAGAGGACTGTGCATTGCGGAACGCCTGCACCAGCTTGTCGATCACGTTGCGCTTGATCCAGTTCCACGCCGCCAGCAGCCCGGCCTTCATGCCGTTCCACGCGGCCACCACCAGGGCTGCCGCCCGCTGCGCCACCGTCCACAGTGCCTGGTAGTAGGCAATGATGAACTTAAAGATGGGCTTCAGTACGTTGTTCCACACGAACTGTGCCGCCGCCTGGATGCCCCGCCATGCGCCCTGGACGATGTTGCGGAACGTCTGCGACTTCTTATAGGCAATGACGATCGCGATCACCAGGGCGGCGACCAGGGCGATGATCAGCCCGATGGGGTTGGCGGTGAGCGCCGCGTTCAGCAGCCACTGCGCGGCGGTCCACAGTAGAGTCGCGGTGCGGGCTGCCAGCTGCGCGGTCTTGACGATCGCCATGCGTGCCGCGTAGGTGACCATCGCCAGCGACTGCCCCTCGATCGCGGCGGTGCTGGTGGCGGTGAGTCCGGCGGTGATGCCCTGGACGATGTTGTACGCGACAAGCCCGACCTTCGCGGCGAGCACAGCTGCGGCCAGGGCCCCGACGACCTTGACGATGGTGGCCATGGCACCCGCGTGCTGCGCCGCCCACGTCGCGCCCTGCCGCAGCACACCGCCCAGAGTGGACAGTGTGGGCAGCAGCGCCGCCCCGATGGACTCTTCGGTCTCCTGCAGCGCCAGCTTGAACCGCTCGTACTGACCGGCGGCGCTGTTGGCTTGCACCGCCGCGCTGCCGCCCATGGTGCGGGCCAGTTCGGCGGTGATCTTGGTCATGTCCTTTGTGGCCAGTACGCCCTTGTCGATGCCGGGCACCATCTTGCCCAGCGCGGTGGTGTTGCCCGCGTAGGCCTTCGCCATGGCGGCGGCGACGGTCTCCACGTCCTTACCCGTTGCGGCCGACACGTCCAGCACCGTGGCCATGGCACCCTGCGCGGCGGTGACGTCCCCGGTGGCGCGGGCCAGTGTGGACATGGCCGGGCGCAGCTGGTCGTCGGCCACCCCGGTGGCGAACGCGGTCTTGGAGATCCAGTCCTCAGTGGACGCAACCTGCGCGTCGGTGGCCCCGGCCGACTTGTGCAGCGCGTTGGCTAGCAGCAGCTGCGCCTTCTGATCGTCCGCCGCCGCCTTCGCCGCGTGACCCAAACCAGCCACCATGGCCAGCGCAGGGATAGCCGCCTTATTGAGTCCAGCGCCCAGCTTGCCCGCTGTGCCCGACGCCTGCTGCATGCCGCGTGCCGCCTGCGTCGCGTCGGCGAGGATGCGAATGACCAGGGTCGCGCTTGCCATCTAGGCACCCCGCGCCTGTTCCTCCAGCACCGCCACCACCGTGGCCAGGGTCGCGTCGTCCTCGCCCCACCACTGTGCCGGTGCGGTGCTGGTCGCGACAGCGATCTCCACGATCATGCGGGACCGACTGCCGGCGGGGTAGGGTCCACTTCGGACACTCCGGTTGTCTCGTCAGGGGAGATCGCTTCGACCTCCAGCGCCTTGGTTTCAAACTCATCCAGGGTCATCTGTGGGATGAGTCCAAGCCGCAGCCCCGCCTTATAGGCCAGGTAGGTCAGCCACACGAACGGTGCCTGGTCGGCGGCGGGCCAGCCTCGCCGGGCGCGGTCGCGGTCCCACGCCAACAGGTCCACATTGAGCACCTGGACTTCATGCTCACTGTCGTCGTCCAGCACGAACCGCACCCGTGGTGTGGTCAGCTTCGCCATGCTCACACTCCCCTGATGCGGGCCAGGATCTGATCGATGTGGTGCTGGTAGACCTCATGCCACTGCGGTTCGGTCTGCTGCGCTGCGTCGAACGCGAAGGGCTGCGGGGCGATGTCGCGGGCTGGCCATCCAAAGTGGATCGGTGCCGCGTACGGCAGGCGCGACACGATGCGGGCGGCAGCCCTGGTGCCGCTGCCCCGCACCGACGCGGCCAGCCGCCCGGTGCGCACCGGGGCGGCGGCTGCAGCTGCCGGTGCGGCCACCTGCGCCGCTGCCCGGTTGGCGGCGGACAGGTCGTTCAGCTTCAGCCCGGCTGCCTTCATTGATGCGGCCAGCTGCTTACGTCCCTCGACCTGCACCACAGCCTTCGCCACTACGCCGCCGCCGCCGCAGCTGCGGCCACCGGGGCGATGGTGGGCTCACCCACGCAGTCCCACTCGAAGTCGCTCATCATGTTCTTCTTGACCTCGTCGCCGCCCACGTCGATCGGGTCGATGGTGACGGTTCCCTCGACCTGCTTACCGTCCGCATCGGACGGCACGAACACGAACGGCACGCTGGTGCCCTTGTTCGTCCATGTGTACTCCACAAAGGACGTGGCCTCTCCGAGGTCTTGCGCGATGGTGCCGGACAGCTTCGCGGTGTAGGTGGCGGCACCAGCGATCGTGTCCCCGCACAGCACCGGCACGTCGTCTTCCTTGTCCTTGTCCCACTTCACCCACGCGGCCGACAGCTGGCAGCTGATGTCCATCACGCTGCCCACGTCGCCCACGGTGAGCAGCCCCGGCCCAAGCTTGGACACGTGGGGCGTCGCCGGTTGCGTCATTGCGTCTGTCCTTTCTAGATGGTCAGGTCGATCTGCAGCCCCGGCACCCACGCCTGCGGCTGGTCAATCACAGCGATGCGGGCGGGCTGCCACAGGGTGATCTGCCCTAGGCCTAGGCACGCGTCGATCAGGTTCTCCAGCAGCGCGTCGGCGGCGGCGGCGGCGGACTGCAGGTCGGCACCGGGCAGCGCGCACAGCACCGACCAGTCGGTCTCGCCGAAGCACCGGGTGGTGACGCGCCCGCGCACCAGCTGCGGCCACGCGTCGTAGGCGTTGATCGTGTCGGGCTGGTACAGGTAGCCGGTGGTCTGCACCGGCTTACCGTCCACCGTGGACGACAACGTCACGGCGGACGCGATGGCTGCCCGCTGCGAGGCTGTGTCCAGTCGATACGTCATCCGAAGAAGAACCCCCGGTTGTATCCCTCTAGCCGTTCGATCTCGGCGTCGATTGTGGTCAGACGCATCGGCCCGAACTCGGCGTCGGCCACGATGCCCAGCGGCACGCCGCGTGCCGCCACCTGCCGGGCGCAGCGCCGGTACAGCGCGCCCACCAGGTCGTCATCCAGGTCGGTGGCGGCGGGGTCCAGCCGGCACGCCTTCTGCTGGTTGGCGATCTCCGCCGCCAGGATGTCGGTCAGCACATCGTCACTGACGGACGACGTGCTGACCTTCAACCACGTCCGCACTTCGGCGAGCGACGGAACTGTCCCCATCGGACGGTCCCTACGGCACCGGTGCCGGCGGCACGATCTTGCAGAAGCCGTCTTCCTCCAGGAAGCCCCACGCCACATAGCCGCCGAACGCGACTTCGACGCCGAGGATCGCGGGCTCAACAGCGGTGAGCAGACCGATGCGGTCTTCGTAGACCTCGAACATCGCGGCTGCCCCGATGACGCAGGTGCCGTCGGGGAACGTGGGCACCACGATGCGCGGCACGCTCAGCACGACGCCGGCGAAGTCGGTCAGGCTGGACTGTCCCTCGCTGGCACCCGGCGGGAAGATCAGGCGTGCCTGATCCACAAGCGCCCCAAGGGTTGCCCACACATCCAGGCTGCACCAGATGCGGTTCGGCAGCCGGCCACATCCTCTGTAGACCTTCGCCGCGCCCTGGTACAGCGCGGCACTCCAGCCGGCCAGGTCGCCCGTTGCGACGGTGACGCTGTTGGTAGTGATGCCGGCGGCGAACTGCGTGCTGCAGTCGGTCTCGGTCGCCACCGCGTACGCATCGGCCAGGTCCGTTGTGATGATGTTCCATGCCGGTGGGCTGGTCCAGTCGATGACCTGACGCGAGACGTCCAGGCTGCCGCCGTAGGTCTTCTTCGTGAAGTTGACCGGTTCGATCTTCAGCTTCTGCGAAACCAGTTCGGTCTTCTCCGCCGTCTGCACACCAGCCGTGGTGTGCTGCGTGATGCGTGGCCGCTGGAACACCGTGCCGGGGATGCCGCCCAAATCCTTAGGTCCCAAGGATGTAATGAGCGGACGCGACGCAGAGATGGTGTTCAGCACGTCGCCCACGATGGGCACGGGGAGCGCACCGGGCACGTCGGCCAGCAGCTGGTTCACCACGGCACGCTTGACCATGTCCACACGCGACGCTGCGTCCGGGTCGACGGTGCCGCCGAGCAGCCCGCGTGCGCGCAGCTGGTCGACGATCAGGTGCCCGTTGCTGTAGTGGGCAGGCACGTTGTCTGCGCGCGTCGCTACGGGGCTGTCAGGGCGGCGGGCGGGCGGGCGCGGACCAGCGGCGGCGCTGGCTTCGCGCAGCTGCTCGAACTCGCGCAGTGGCTTCAGCTGGTCGTCGATCTCCGTGATGCGCTGCCGGGCGGCGGACAGGTTGCTCCGCTCCGCATCCACCAGGTCGCGTCCGTCGGTCTCGACGTGCTGCAGCAGATTGTCAATGAACTCGATCTGACTGGCCCGCTGTTCCTCCAGCCGATCCATCACAGGGTTAGGCATTACAGGGTCACCACCGTAGATGTGCGGAACCGTTGTCTGGCAACAGGTGTCCGCAGGTGGTGTGTCGCGTGGACCGGTCTGCAGTGGACGGTCTACATGCGACGCATCGGCGTGCCGACGGCGTGGTGCTAGCTGATACTAGCCCGCCAGCTGCGCCACGTGTCCAGGCTCGGCGTGCCGGCGGCGACCTTACGCAGGTTCGCCGCACGCACCGCAGCGCGACGTTCAGCGGTGCGCACGGTGAGCACTTCGGCGGCGGCGTAGGCGGGGGTAGACACCAGCGACGTTTCCACCAGGCGGGCTTCCAGCCGCGTGCACTTGTCCAGTGTGGACACGTCGTCGGGGTTCCACTCCTCGTCGTCGGTGATCTCCCACGAGTTGCGCAGCGGTACGAACCCCACGCTCAGCCCGGTGAGCAGACCATCGCGGGCCAGCTTCGCCGCCCGCTGCGCATCGGGGTCGTCGTCCAGCCGCCACACCCCATGCAGCCCGTCACTCTTGACCGACTTCCACTTGTCGGACACGCCGATGGGGAAGCGCTGTCCATCGTGGAACAGCAGCAGTGGCAGCCCGCGTGCAGCCTCATCCAGGCTCTTATCGAACACGCCCGGTGCCATGGCTTCCTGGTACCACCGCACCGACGTCCAGGTGTTGTACGGCACCGCCCGCCCGGTGAGCCACTGCAGGTTGCTGGAGGTCTCCAGGTCAACCATGCGCAGCAGGGGTGCGAACACCCTGCGTTCAATGTCCATGGTGGTCACCCATTCCCCGCTCCAATAGCCGCTGTGGTGTCCACAGGGGACGCGATGGTGGGGCCACCCGGCAGGGCGGGCAGCCCTAGGTACAGCCGCGCTTCGTCCACGCTCATCAGCCCGGCGGCGGTGGCGGTGGCCAGCGTGTCGATGGTGGTGGCCAGGTCGTCGCGGGTGAGCACCGTACGGTCGAAGCGCACCGTGCGCCCGGCGGGCAGCCATGCCATCGACCAGGTCCCCTCCACATCGGACAGGACAGGCTCCAATGACATGCGCAGCAGGGCGGTGTAGTTAGGCCCCGGCGACTGGTACGTGAGGCTGGCGGCAGGCGCGCCTAGGTAGTACCCGTCCAGGTTGAACATGTTGGCAACGTCCAGAAGGGACAGCCGCCGGGCGTCACTCATCTGCGCGTCATCGGGCGACCAGCCCAGCGGGATCACCTGCGTGCCGCCGGGCAGGATCGCAGGTTCGCGCTTGGGGCCCGCGAACTTCTCCAGCCACGCGGTCTTCGCGGCGGTGGCTTCCTTGTCGCCCAGCTTCGGGTTCGGGGTGATCACCGCAACCGACGGCACGCCGCTGCTGCGCAGGTTCTCGCGTTCGTACTCCTCTTCGGACGCGATGCGGTCCAGCGAGCGCAGGTGCTGCTCCACCACACCCACGCCGCGCACCGGGCACCACGGGTCGGCACCGCGCTGCACATGCACGACGTTGCGTGCGTCGATTTCCTCGCCGTCGATCAGGTAGCGCTTGACGGGGTCATCGCGGGACCAGGTCACCGTCACCCACGCCGCCGGTAGCCACGTCACTGCAGCTGGCCAGCCGGTGACGTCGCGGGCGGTGATGTAGTGCAGAGCGTTGCCGTTCAACAGGTAGTCCTCGACCTGCACCCCGACGAACCAGCTGCGCGCCATGGACGGGTCGGGCTGATCGAGTAGGCGTGGGCGGGGCAGCGGCACCGTGCCGCGATAGTCGTCCATGGGCATCTGCCGGACGAGTCCACTGTAGATGCTTACTGCGCGGGCGACGCCGGGCAGCGCCTTCGCGGTGGACGCGTCCCAGACCAGCGGCAGCGGCGTGCCGCTGTCGGGCCACACAATCTGGTTCCACGGCATGCCCGCCCACCCGGTGACAGGGGATGACAACCGGGCGGTCGCGGGTGCCCGCCAGGGCAGACGCAGCGGACTGGACACGATGCGACGCACTACCTGCGCAAGCTGCCCCGCCACACTCTGCACAGTAGACAGTGGACTGTGCGGCTGGCGACCCGACACATCGATACAGGTACGCAGCCCGTACCGCGGCGCCCACGTCTGTCTATATCGGAGTGTCGGGGGTGGACGGTAGGCTGGCCATTCTCGACAGTCCTTCCTTGGGCGCTGTAGAGGTCCCGGCACCGGGCGAGACGCCACGACGTCTCGCCCGGTGCGCATCACAGGATCGTGAACGTGGGCGGTTCCGGCGGCGCTGTGTCCCACGCCCACAGTGCCTCTGTCGCCGCCACCAGGGGAGCGATGCTGCCGGCACTAGCCCGCCGACCCCACGCCCACGCACCGTCGCCCACAGGGCGCTTCGCGGCACCAGCCACAGCTGCGTCCAGGTCGGGGTGCGGCGTGTACCGCAGCGTGCCGTCCACCACCGCCGCCAGGAAGCTGGCGCACGCGCCCGCGTAGTCGCGTGTGGACGTTGCGGCCAGGGCCACCCCCGCCCGTTCCAGCGCACCGGCCACTGCGGTCGCGGGCCCGATGCTGTCGTGCGCCACCGCCCGTGGTGCGTACCTGGTCACCACGTCGGCCAGACGCGGCACCAGCCACGAGATGCCAGGGCCCGCGTCGATGACCTCCACATGCGGGTGCCCGGCAGCGTCGCGCCAGCCGGCCACGATCGCCGCGTCCCTCTCATCAATGCCCACGTCGAACCCGACGGCCACCGCGTCCCCGGCCAGCCCCGGATGCTGCAGGTGCGCGTCGGCACCGGCCAGCCACAGCACGTCGGGGATGACACGTTCCACTGTGGTCGTCCAGCGGTTGCCATAGGCGCGGGCAAACTCACCAGGGCGCATCGCAGCTGCGGCGGCGGCGAGCGCAGCTGGCCGCAGCGTGAACCCGTTGGCCGGGTGCGCCGCCGCCACCGCCACCAGGTCGCCGGGGTCCACATCGTCGGCGATACCCCACTCGAAGTACGCCATCGTGTCGCGGCGTCCACTGTCGACCACCGCCCGCCCGGCTTCCACGTAGTCGCGCAACCACGTGGATGCGGCGGTGCCGGCGGCGGAGACGATCCACAGCTGCCCGCCCGTGGTGGAGAAGCCGGGCACGATCGCCTGCACCAGGGCGGTGCCTTCGGTATCGGTGAACGACCATGCCTCATCCACCACGACCAGCGCGTTCGCCTTACCGTGCAACGCTTCGTCGTGCGGTGCGAAGATCCGATACGTCGAACCGTTAGGAAGCTCGATGGCTTCGCTGCCGTTGCTTTCACGGATCTTGCTCATGGGTGGGCGCAGCGGCGAGCGCCGCACAGCACGCGCGATGTCCATCCAGTTGTCGCGCGCGTCGATGCGTGTCTGCGCGGTGTACCAGGTGCGCTGGTCGGTGCCGGTCAGGCAGCGGTGCAGGGCGGTCGGACCGATCAGAGTGGTCTTGCCCGCCTGCCGCTGCACGGTGATCACGACGACGGGGTAGCACCACTCCCCTGTGGACGGATCGATCTCCAGAGCCGCGTCCAGCACCTGCCGCTGCCAGGGCATCGGTGGCCAGCCGAGGATGCGCGCCAGCTTGCCCACAGCGGGCCCGTAGGTGGGGCGGCTAGGGCTGCGTGGTGTCGCCCATCGTGGGCTGGCGCATGGCGGCGAGAAGCTCACTGAAGTCGTCACGCTCACCACCCCTAGACACCGGGTCCAGCCGCAGCCTGATCAGCGTCTCGCGCAGTTCGCCGGTCAGCCGCGCCAGCAGCCACCGATCGCCGCCGCCCGACGCAGCCTCATCAATGGCGCGGGCCAGGGTGCGCGCCATGGTGACCATCCCTGCGTCCAGGTTGCGGTCGATGACACTCTCCACATAGGCGCGTCGGATCGCCTTGTCGCACGCGATCTCTAGCCGGCGGGTACGCGACAGCTGGAACAGCGCATCCTGCGCGTGCGGATCGTGGCGCGGTCTTCGCTTATCAGTTGCCATATCTGCAGATCACTATTCAATCGCCGCCGTTCGGGCACATCAGGGGAGAGATAAACACTCGCGGGGTGTCCGCCGAATCGGACATCCATAAAAACGCGATCACTTACCGTCCACTCTGTACTGACCGAGATGCTCGTCCGAGTCCAGGTGTTCGCGCAGCACGACGTGCCCCTCATCCCTGTCGTTGACGGGGTCACTCCACCAGGCGCACACGTAGCACGCGGCACGGTAGGTGTCGTCAGCTGGCCGGTGCGCCACGAACCACAGCGGGCTGTGCCTCTCACCCATTGCTCAACCCCTAGGTCCGAAGCGGCAGTGGCACTGACAGCCCATGCGCTGACGCTGCAGCTGTTCGTCCAGATAGGAGTGGCGCTGTGCGTATGCCGCTGCCGCAGCCGGATCGACACGTTCCTCCAACCGCAGCCGGGACACGTGCATGGCGAACTCTAGTTCTCCGAGGATCGCCGGGCGTATCGCCAGCGTGTGTCGCAGTATCCGCTGCGTGTGCTCGTCGCCTCGATCTAGTCTCGTGTGACACGGGCGGCAGATGGCACCCACATCGTCGGGCGGCTCGTCTCCCAGCGATGCATACGTCAGGTGCGCGGTCGTGAGTGGACGGTCATACGATGCGCAGGCTTCGCAGAAGCCGTTGGCGCGCAACACGGCTACGGAACGGATGATCTGCCAGCGACTCGATGGCTGATCGACGTGCTGCGTGTACAACTCCGAGTGTTGGGCCGTCTGCCCCATCACGCGCCTTCCTCGTCTGGTACCTGCGACAGGGCGTACAGCGCGGCCAGCACCAGCTTCCACGCACCGTCCCCGTAGTGGTGCGTCACCGTGGTGTGTCGGACACGCCCGTCCACACTGGACACGCTGACCTCATACATGTTCGCCCTGTCCTTCACCGCCGGGTGCAGGCGGCGGGCCACGAACCTGCCGATGGGTTCCCCGTTGACCTGCAGGTCGAAGTGCAGGGCCACCCCCGTCACTCCCTGGTCCAGGCGAGGAAGGCAACCACCAGGATCAGCAGCACCACGATCACCCACTGGAATAGCTCCATCATGGACACACCCCTTACAGCGGCAGCGCCAGCTGCGCCATCAGTTCACGGTTGGACCACACCACTTCGGTGCGCCCCGCCCGCGCACCATGGTCAGCTGGCCCGTAGCCGCTGCGGGCCCGCAGTTCGTAGCGGTGCCAGTCGGCGAACAGGTCCAGGTCGTACAGCGGCGAGGCGAACCCGGACACCATGACGGTCGCGCGCGCACCCTCCACAGCAGACGCCAGGGCGCGGTGCGCGGCGTCGTCGGGCATCTCGTTCAGGTAGGTGCGCTCACTGCGCACACCGGCCACATACGGCGGGTCCAGGTACAGCAGCACACCGGGGTCGCCGGCGAACTGCGCGATCACGTCCAGGGCGGGGCGGCACTCCAGCTGCACGTTGCGCAGGCGGTGCGCGGCGGTGGCGAGGCGCTGCCAGTTGTCGAACGGCGGGGCCCCGCCGCCGCTGTCCGCGTACAGCCGCCAGCCGGTGCCGGGCGTGCGGGTGGCCACATGCGCCTGCGTCAGCTGCACCCACACCCGCCGGGCACGTTCCACATCGGACACGTCGTCCGGGTAGGGCAGCTGCTTCGCCTGCGTGAACTCCGCCCTGGACCAGGGCGTCAGCTGGCACACGCGGGCCAGGGCGTCGGGCTGGTCGCGCAGCACGCGCCAGAAGTTCACCAGGTCACCGTCGATGTCGTTGGCGGTCTCCAGCCGGGCACGCGGCTTGCGCAGCAGCACCGCCAGGCTGCCGCAGAAGGCTTCCACGTAGTGCAGATGCGGCGGCATCAGGGTGACCAGGTAGTCGGCGATGGCGTACTTACTGCCGAAGTACGGCAGCAGACGCGGTGCACGCAACATGTCCACAGTGTACAAACGACCCCCGTGATCGTCGTGGTAGGACGCTCCCCGGGGTGGGACGAGATGGCTGACGACCACCCCGGGGAGCGCTTCCGCGTCACCGCCGATGCAGGGCCACGGTGCGCGGGTTTCTCGGATGGTGCGGTGCGCGTCCGCCCCGACGCAGCGGCAGGCGCTGCGCTGGCACGCTTTACGCCTGCCCACCATCCGAGGCTGGCGGCTGCTGCCGTCTGCGGCGCGGCAGCAGCGGCTGATCGGTGAGCAGATCGTCCACTGTGCACCCAAGGACATCCGTGATGCGCAGTAGCGACTCTGTTGCTGGTGTACGCCGATCGCATTCGTACGCCGCGATCGTCTGGTACGACAGGCTCACCGCGTCGGCGAACCCTTCCCTGGTGTAGCCGGCGGCGATGCGTCGTGCCGCCAGTTTGGTGCCGTCGACGCGCATGACAAGCGCTACCCCTTCCCTGCCGGGCTGTCGGTGAGCAGATCCACCGCCCGGCGGATGTCCTGCGCTATGGCCACCAGGGCGAGCGACGCGGCCACGCGGGCGGCAGCTGCAGCCCGCATGTCCTCACTGTTGGCGAACGCGTCCCGCATGCTCGCCGGGTCGGCCAGCTTGACAGCGGCGGCACGCACCTTCGCCACACAGTTCAGCGCCATCGCCAGGGCGTCCGGTGTGGACGGTTCAGTGCTGGCCATGCTCGACCAGGGTGAGCGGATCCCCGTCCAGGTGCACCACGTGCGCGGCCAGGGCGTGCAGCACTTCCACCACCTGCCACCGGGTGCCGGTGGCCACCAGGGCATCCCACGCCGCCGCAGCGCCACCAGGGTCGCTGTGGGCGGAGTAGGACACCATGCGCGCGATGGTGCGGATGCGCAGCGGGGCGACGTCCACGTCGACCTGCTGGCCACGCTCGAACAGCACGAACGACGGTCCACATGCGTCAGTGCAGTCGTGCTGCTGCGCTGCCCGCGCCATCAGCACGCGGATCGGCGTGGCCAGGTACGCCGCGTACAGCACCGCCACCATGCGGGCGGTGCGCGGTGCGGTGGTCACGATCCACCGGGCGGTGGTGAACGCCGCCATCGGCGAGCGCCGATGCAGCGCCACCAGCCCCTTAGCGACCTCGGTGGCCAGGTCCACTGTGCTCACTCGCCTTCCCACGTGACGTAGACGCTGCGCCCGGCTACCCGGACCCCTACACCGGGGAACGCGTCGCGTAGCCCACGGGCGCGGTCCTGCACCATCGACACCGTGGCGGTGGCCGGGTAGGTGGCGATGGTCGCCCACCGGCCAGGCTGCTGCTTCAGCGCGTCCAGGTGCTGATCGACCAGCTGCTGCAGCTGGTGCCGTTCCACGGCGGCGGCGGACAGGCGCGGCGGCGGGTCGACCGCTGCCCACTCGAACTCGAACACCGGGGCGGGCGCAGCTGCCGGCGGGCGCGGGCGCGGCACCGACTTCGGCGCAGCGGCGGGCTGGCGCAGCAGGGCCCGCGTCTCGTCCGCGTCGGCGGCGATGGGGCGAGTGGCGGTGGCCACTTCGGACAGTCGCTCCGCGATGCGGCGGTCGGCGGCTGCTGCGGCCGGCTGCTGCGTCAGGGTGTAGCGGCCACGTCCGACGCGGCGCACTTCACCACCGTCCATCATGGCCAGCAGCACCTGCGAGACCAGCCCGGACGACACCAGCGGGTCGTCCAGTTCGGCCACCACTTCGGACACTGCGAACTCCCCGGCCAGGGTGCGCACGTGCACCCTGATCTTCTCCGATGTAGACACCACGACCTCCACACGGTTCGGTACGGCCAGCCCTGCGCTGGCCGGTGCTGCAGCTGGCGAACGCGGGACGTCCCGCTCCGCCAGACGATCAATGACGGTCACTATGAACTGGTCCTGTGTGACCACTGCGATGTCGCCGCGTGTGCTGATGATGCGTCCAGGCGTGGCGTGGGATTCCCTTGTGTACTCAGGGAACGCCACTGCGGCACGCACTTCCCAGTCGGTAACGCGGCGCTCGCTCATGCGGTCCCACGCATGCTCACCGAACCGCAGGGCCAGGGCCCACAGCGGCAGCGCGGCGGGCACCGGGCGGGGTGCCGGCGGCGGCGGCGACACCGGGCGGGGCGGCGGCGCAGGTGTGGCCCGCCCGCCCGCTGTGCTGGCCGCTGTCGCCCGACGGGTGACCTGGCGGCGCTTCGGGTCGAACTCAACCCCGCAGCGCCGCAGGTTGGCGAACGTGTTGGCGGCTTCGCGGCCGGCACCGGGGCTCACCACCAGGGGCACGCCGCCGCCCGGCGGGTACACCTGGTACGTGTGCGCGCGCCCCTTCGTGAGAACGCGCCAGCCCCATTCGGTCAGGGTGTCGGCGATGCGGTCGGCGAGGCGACCGTCAATGGCAGCCATCAGGACCCCCTCTGTCCTTTGTGGGCGACTGTGGGCACAGGGGTGTGTGTTGTGCCTATGACCTGCGGATACGTCTGTCCACAGGGCTGTGGATAACCATCAATTTCTCTCGTCGGGGCGGGGTGAACACGCGCACGCGTACGTACGCGGGTACGCGTGCGGTTCCCCGACCGAAGGGAGGGGAACGGCGCGCGCGAGTATTGAGTGTCCAGCTGATGAACAGCATCGGTCAGACCGATAGCTATATCAATGGGTGAGACGGGCAGCGTCGTACAAACTGTCCGCCAATTGGCGTCAGTCAACATCCACGAATGTCCTTTCGTGACGGTTATTCGGTTATGCGAATTGGCTTAGTGAAAGGGTTTCACCACCGGGTCGGGTGCCGGGGCGGCGGGCGCGGGTGGGCGGCGAGCGCACCGCCGCTGCTGTAGTTGCAGGGCCCGCACTCCGCCCGCAGGTTCGTCCAGCTGTCGGTGCCGCCCTGGCACCGGGGCACGATGTGCCCGCAGGTGGTGGC